CTGGTACTAGAAGTTGAAGATGTTCTTCTACATGAAGTTCATCAGCTCGTCCAAGGCGTCGATCCTCTCCTCCTTCTTGGAGATGAAGATGAGCTCCCGGGGGATCCTGCTGGACAACTCCGGCCCGAACTTCACCAGCCTCTTGGACGGCTTGATGACGTGCATGGTGGACGTCTTGGACAACAAGTAGTTGTAGATCCAGAGGGACATCGAGTCGGGGATCCCGAAGTCGAAGGCCCAGTTGATCTGCCACAACAGCAAGTTGTGGTAGGTGATCTCGTTGTTCTGGGACTTGAACCTCTGGAAGTCGGCCTTCATCTGGTTCCTGTTGTAGTCCAAGTTGCACTCCACCGCCTTCATCAAGATGGAGTTCAGGATGTCGTTCAACTTCATCCTCCTGACGGAGTCCTCCTGGTCCAACAAGTCGCTCTCCTTCTCCTTGTCCATCATCTTCTTGATCGACTTCGCCATCCCCAACAGGCCCAACTCGGACTGGTTGTTGTTGTTCAAGTTGATGGCCTTCCTCTTCTCCCTCTTCTCCAGGTCCTCGGTGCTCTCCCAGCCCTTCAACTTCTCCCTCTTGGTGTCCTCCGAGTCCGAGGAGTAGTCCGACAGGTTCTCCAACATGGACCCGCCCTCCTCCATGAACATCATCTCGGACGCGTCGTAGTCCCAGTTGCCCCCCTGGATCAACCTGCTGTTGCCCTTGAACATCTTGGTCAAGGACGACATCATGCTGTTGGCGCCCAAGGCGTTGTTGAACTGCTCCAAGATGTCCTGGACGTCCTTGTAGTTGTCGGTCTCGTCCTTGGACTTGACCAGGGGCATCTCCAAGGTGGGCAGCAAGTCCTCCTCGGTCAACATCTTCGCCAAGTCCTCGATGCTGGGGGGCTCCAACAAGAGGTCCCTCATGGTGTACTGCTCGCCCATCATGCTGGTCATCTTGATCTTCATCAGCTTCTCGTGGTCCACGGTGTACCTGTCCTCCATCTGGATGTAGGTCATCTCCCTCACCGGCCCGGGGTCCCCCAGGTGGGAGCTGAACGAGGTGTAGAACTGGGTCATCATCACCCACTTCTCGAACCCCCTCTTGATGTAGGTCTTGATGAAGAAGGTCATCCTGTTGTACGTGATGTTCCACTTCATGCTCCAGTTGCTCAAGGTCATGGGGACCCACTTCTTCTTCAAGTTCATCATGTCGTTCTTGAACTTGTCCACCAAGTACAACAAGCTGGTGAGGTCGGTCTCCGAGGTGCCCAGGTCCACCGGGCTGAAGTAGCTGATCTCCACCTTGTCCTGGAACTCCTTGGCCATCACCACCATCTTGAAGTTGGTCCAGAAGTGGGACCTGAACTTGTCCTTCCTGAAGTTGAAGGACCCGTACTCCACCCTCTCCGAGCTGATGTTCTCCCAGGGGACGGGCTCCTCCCCCCCCGCGACCTGGTACATCTTCAACCCCCTCTCCACCCTCGAGTCGGACAGGAAGATGTCCGTGTTCTTCAAGATGCCCTTGTACGGCTTGTTGTCGTTGAGGGAGATGTCCGACAAGAACCTGGTGACCTTCTCGTCCTTGGTGTACTCCTGGGACGGGAACCTGTAGTTGAACTCCGGCCTGGACCTGGACATCATCAACTTCTTGAGGTTGTCGGAGAAGTTCCCGCTGCAGGTGGTGTCCGAGATCATGATCATCTCCATGAACTTCATGTTCTTGTAGTTGAGCATGATGAAGTCCTTGAAGTCCTTCAGCGGGTAGTTGGAGCCCGACATCAACTTCTTGATGGAGCCGAAGGGGTTGCTGTACAACTCCCTGGAGCTGAACCCGCCGTTGGTGTTCCTGGTCTTCAAGGAGGAGAACAACTTGTCGACGGTCGTCACCACCCTGTTGGAGGGGGCCAAGTTGTCCTCGAACATGTGCTTCATCACGTCCCCCCCCTTCACCGACAACCCCACGGGGCTGATGTAGAACCTGATCTTCTTCATCGTGCCGTGGTAGAACTTCTCCGTCTTCGGGAACTTCTTCATCTCCTCCATCGTGGACACCTCCAAGTCCTCCAGCCCCTCCAACTGGTCGTACAAGCAGATCGTGCTGTCGGTGGCCTTCCCCCTGATCAAGACGTCGTGCACGAACTCCTCGACCCCCACCTGCAACTTCTTGATGCCCTCCTGCAAGATCTTCCTCCTCTCCATGATCTTGATCAAGTCCTCCTCGGAGGTCTTCTTCCTCTCGTTGATCAACTTCTGGTCCAACTCGGCGATCTCGTTCTCCACCTCCATCACCATCTTGGTCTTCGGCATCACCATGGCCTTCTTGGAGGAGAGCTGCAACGCCCTGACCAGCGAGTGCACCGTCATCAACTCGTTGAACTCGTAGTTCCTCCTCATCCCGACGAAGTACTCCTGGGTGAAGTTCCTGTAGGACTTCATGTCGTTGGAGACCAAGTTCACGTTCAAGGAGTTGATGTCCATCTCCTTCAAGATCCTGGTCATGGGCTTCTTCACCCTGTTGGCGAAGAAGTCCTTCTTGATCTCCTTCAGCTGCTTGTCCATCCTCATGTTCATCTCGAACCAGAACCTGCCCCTGGAGTCCTCCGTGAAGGGGGTCAGGTTCTTCATCTTGTCGTCCATCTTGTTCCTCTGGGCGGAGAACAGCTTCTGGTAGAACTCCTTGGTCTTGGCGGAGTTCAGGCTGGACATCATCCTCACCTCCTTCCCCATGATGATGGTGCTGAACAAGTTGGTGGTCG